CGCCAGGTATGCAACCGCAAGCTGCGCCAGGTATGCAACCGCAAGCTGCGCCAGGTATGCAACCGCAAGCTGCGCCAGGTATGCAACCGCAAGCTGCGCCAGGTATGCAACCGACGACCACGCAGTTTTTCCCGGGCCACCAGTAGGCCGTTAAAACGGGGCCGCTGCGGCGGTCCTTTTTATTTCTTAAATGTCGAATAGGTCACAAAATGGGAAAAAAGAAAACTAGCGCGGAAATAAAACGCATGGCGAGGGAGTCGCTTTGTGCGAGGGACGCAAAGGACCCCCGATGGACCACACTCTTAACATTTTTTGCCATGTTCACAGGCATCACCACCGAGGAAGCGGAAAAAGTAATCGAAGGCTGGGCGGGCTATGCGTAAACTATACCACGCCCCCCAAAAGGACGACCTTTTTATCGCCGACGAGGTGCAGCACTACGGCACATTAGTCGAGTACGAAGCAAACAAAATACCAAACGGGCGCCACATACGCACGGGGCTCTACGTGTCCCAGGTGCTCCCCTCGATAGACTTCGAGACATACAGCGCGGCCGGTTTTGAAATGCGCGGGGGCAAAATAAAGGGAATAGGCCCTCAGGGTAAGGGAGGGCTGGGCGTCGTAGGCACGCCGGCCTACGCCGAGCACGAAAGTACGGAGATATTGTGCTTATACTATAATTTGAAAGACGGCGCCGGCGTGCGTGCTTGGGTTCCTGGCATGCCTAACCCCCAGGACCTCCTCGACTATGTGCAAGGTGGACACCTGTTAGAGGCGTTTAATGTGACATTCGAGTTTTATATATGGAACTTAGTAGCCGTGCGCCTTTTCGGCTGGCCTCCTCTGCAGCTCGCCCAGTGCCGGTGCGCTATGGCTAAAGCCCGCCGCCACTCACTGCCGGCGTCCTTGGCTAACGTCTCCAAGGTGTTGGGGACTGCAGGCAAGGACAAAGGCGGCCAGAATTTAATCCAAAAACTGTGCCGCCCGCACACCCCTACAAAAAACCGCCAGGACATCCGATGGACGCCGGCGACTGCCTGGGACGACTTCGTCGCGCTATACCGGTACTGCGGCCAGGACACCGTCGCGGAGGACGAAGTTAGTGCGCGGGTGCCAGACTTGACAGGGCCCGAGCTCGCTACATGGTTGACGGACCAGACAATTAACGCGCGCGGGGTCCAGGTGGATGTCGACGCGCTAGACGCGGCCCTCGACATACTGGCCCAGGCTGAGCAGCGCTACACGCTAGAGCTGCAGCAAATAACGAGCGGGGTCGTCTCGTCCATATCGGAGGTGGCAAAAATTCTGGCATGGTTGGCCGGCAGGGGGCTAGCCCTCGACAACCTGCAGGCGGAGACCGTTACGGAAACGCTAGCCAAGTACTCAGACAACGACAGCCCAGAAATACGCGTACTGCATATCCGCTCAATGCTCGGGGCCGCTAACGTCAAAAAATTGCGCTCCCTGCGCCTCCAGGTTAACAGGGACGGGCGCCTCCGCGACCAATACAAGTACTGTGGGGCCGACAGGACCGGGCGCTGGTCCGCCGGCGGTGTACAGCTGCAAAACATGACCGCAAACGGCCCAGAATATTGCGCGTGTCCCTCCTGCGGCGGCCTGTTTGGCGTTAACGGCCTGGCGGCGAAAGCCGAAGCATGCCCTCGCTGCGGGACGTACATTATGCGCGAAGGAATGGCGGAGGCCTGCCGGGAATGGGACGCGGACGGCATGAAAGCAGCTATAAGCGACGTTATGCTCCGGGACCTAGACAACATGCTCAACATTTGGGGGGACCCTATAGCAGCCCTATGTGGTATTTTACGAGGGCTATTTATTAGCGCCCCAGGAAAAGACCTTATATGTGCGGACTACTCAGCTATAGAGGCGGTCGTCCTGGCGTGCCTGTCCCGGTGCCAGTGGCGAATAGACGTTTTTAACGGTCACGGCAAAATATACGAAATGAGCGCCGCGAAAATAACCGGCCGGACTATCGAGGAGTATGCCGACCACAAAGCCCGGACAGGCACGCACCACCCAGACCGCAAGAAAGTCGGCAAGGTCGCCGAGCTTGCGAGCGGGTACGGTGGTTGGTTGGGGGCGTGGCGCCAGTTTGGCGCTGAGGGTACCGACGAGGAGGTTAAGGCGCAGATTATCGCCTGGCGGGAAGCTTCCCCGGAGATCGTCGAGTTTTGGGGAGGACAACACAGGCAGGTAGGTGCGAAACCTTGGGACAGCGTGCCCGAGCTCTACGGACTGGAGGGCATGGCAGTGCGCGCCATACTGGAGCCGGGCCAGTGGTTTAGTCACATAGACATAAGCTACGGCGTATATCAAGACGTTTTGTACTGCCGGCTACCGTCGGGCCGTTTCTTACACTACCACCGCCCTAAAATAACCCCCTCCACGGACCACTTTAGGCGCCCATGTTATAAAATAACCTTCGAGGGGTACAACTCGAATAGTGCTAAGGGCCCCGTGGGGTGGCACGTCCTGGAGACCTACGGCGGCCGGCTGGCTGAGAACGTGACGCAGGCCGTAGCGGCGGACATCCAGGCGGACGGTTTAAAGAATTTAGAGGGGCGAGGCTACCCCGTCGTTATGCACACGCACGACGAAGCGACCACCGAAGTGCCGGAGGGCCTGGGCTCCGTCCAGGACGTTGAGAGCATAATGGCCATACGCCCGGACTGGGCGGCATGGTACCCGATAAAAGCGGCAGGCTGGCGAGATAAACGTTATCAAAAGGATTAGGATTATGACTATGATTAAGAATATAAAATTAAGTGTGATATCGGCGGCGGCGGTTTTAACGCTCAGCGGCTGCGACGAGCTTATCACCTCAGCCCCCTTAGGGTATAACCACACTTTCGACGAGTTCGTGGGCTTTGCGTACCGCGAGCGCGGCGACTGCGGGGAGGGCCTGTACGTGGAGGAGGTCGGGGAGAGGGTATACAACCTCTACGAGTATACCGCGCCTGGTTGCGACACCCTGCAGGCCTCCCTCAAATACGTTTATGAGATCGAGGCCGTGCCGGTTAGCGCCCCCCTCGGGAGCGGGAAGGCGTACCGCGTAAACAATACCGCAGACCCTGCGGAGCGGGGCGTTTTTAACATATACGAAGACGGCTACCGCTTCCAGGGGCGCCAGTATGTCCGCTTTTGATTTTTTCTACATACTCGTAGCCGCTGCACTATTCGCGGCGGCGTGGTTTGATAACAAAAGGTGATAAAATGCTTTGCATAAAAAGACAGTACAGCGACGAAATGGCCTGCGAAAAGTGCGGGCTCCGTTGGGACGTAAACGACCCGGAGCCGCCAGAGTGCCCTCGAAAGGGCGAGGACGGCAAGCGCCGCCGCAAAAGCGCAACTAAGGCGCGAAGTTTTCCAGGACGTAACTAATAAACGCGGCGACTGCGCCGCCGACCACGCCCATCTTGGCCAGCCATATCGTAAACCGTTGGACGCCCATGCCGACGCGCGAGGCGCCCCTTACGTCGTTATACAGTTGGACCACCCCCTCCGTCTGCTGCGCCAGGGCCTTTATGGCTTCGGTGTTAGCTTCCTGCGAAACGAGCAGACGCTCCCAGCGCTCCCCGTCGGCTTTCTTAAAATCGTTAAATTCTTTTGCTAGCCTGGCGAAGTCTTCCCCGCTCACGGTTTGGGCCGCCAGAAAACAAAGCCGCAAGCGCGCACGGCTGAGAACATGGCTAAAGCCTTCCACGGCGCGACCTGGTCGTCCCGCATTGCCTTATAGAAAACGGCATCGGCCTCGGCCCTGGTGTACTCCACCTGGCCGCCCCTATCGGAGGGAAAGCTCCCGCCCTTACTATACAAATAATCGTGCAGTATGGCCGCCAGCCTGTGGCGCCCATTAACCTGGATAATGGGGCGCAGGGGCCTGGGTATCGTTGCGAAGTCCGTACGGGTGCCAGCCGGCACGGTAACGGTCTCGCGTTTTTCTTCCCAGCGATACACCATCGGAGAGGCTAGGCGAAAGTGCCCGCGCGTGTCCACCGCGAGCTTAGGGGGTTGGATTAACATAGCTTAACGCCGCCCCCCTCGTCGATTTTATGATGTGTCGGACGCCGAACTTGGCGCCAGGGTCCAGGTCCGTGGCGTCTAACCTCTGCCGCAGAATGGCGACTACCTCCTCTATGATAATTTTTTCCTGGATTGTTAGCTGGCCCCACACAATCGGCTGAGAAAGTACCGCCAGGATAGTGTCCACGGTTGCGGTGGGGTTGCCCTGGAGCTCGCGCTCAGCGGCCTCCATAACTTCGACCACGCGCGCCGCTTTCGCGACCTTGTCGTCGTAGCTGCGGCCCTGCTCTATATAAGCGTAGGCCGCCTGGCGGGCTGCGAAAGCCGCACGGCCGCTATGCTCTGCGGCGTATTTCCCGACCGCTTCTAGCTGGGCGCACGCGACTACGCAGACGCCTAGCATAAACAAAACTATTATATTTTTTAACATGGTTTTTACCCCTCTTTATGCTTTAAAGGTCTAAGACTACCGACCCCGGGCCGGTTTGTCTAGGTTTTCACGACTGCCAGGGTGCCGCCCCCTCCTGGGCCATAAGGTACACCTCGACCAGCCAGTTAGCACTACAAGACGCGCTAGGGCCCCCCGGGTCGTTGTCCGCGTTCTGTTTTGCGAGTGTGAACTCTATGCCGTTGAATGTGTTCTCCATGCGCTGCTCAAGCGCCACACTTGAGCGCGCGTAGACGTCGTCGTCGGTAGTGTGCAGGTCTATGCGTGCGGCATAATAGAGGGTGGATGCTGTGGAGCCGTTGCCGGATAGCAGAGACGTGGAAAAAATGCCGCCGCTGGCCCCGTTGGGGTCAAAATTATAATACTCCTGCACGTACGTCTTAAACCCCTCTTTGTAAAAGTTGCCGTTCTGGTCTGGGTCTTTGTCCCCCTGGGAGCCCTGCAGGTCTGACATTTGCACCAAACGCCCCCGACGGACCCCTCGGCCGCGCACGTTGCCCACAAATAGCGATAAGGACCCCTGCTGGCCGGGTCCCGCGCCGGCCTGGGTTCCCGCCGGGCTGGCGGAGACCGACGCGTTAAACTTAAACATAAAACGCGTACCTATGGGGAGGCCCCAGTCCGACGGTTTAAAAGTCTCCAGTACGCGCGTCCCTACGGCGCCCGTGCCGGTGGAAGTCGCGGTCCCTTGTATAACCACTATGGGCGTACTAGGTGGCTCCACCTCGAAAACGGTGCCATTGTAGACCGCCTCAGCGGTGCCGAGTTGTACGCAGTTTATAGGCAAGCCACCAACCCCGCGCAGGTACACAGGCTTAGCGTCTAAGTCCCCGACTTTGATCGTGGCCGGCCCGGTATTAGCTGAGTTTGGGCGAAAGCGCACGGCCATGCCGTCAAAGTAGGCAGAGGGGGCCACCCGGGAGCCACCGGGAGCCAGGACGTACGCGTTAACTGCCCCGCTGTCGATGTAGAAGTCCCCTACGGCTGCGTAGTTAGCAACGGCGCGCTGCGTCTGCTGGTTGTCCCCCGTGTCGAGCAGCTGCCCGGAGCCCTCGATTAAGTTATTATTCTCAGCTTTGAAGCCGTTAAGGTCGGAGGCCTCGCACGCTGGGGGGTTGTTATCGCTCCACGTTTTGTCTGTAGCTGCCATTTTTAAGCATTCCTATATAATAGCCCGCAGTTAGCTGGGTCTAGTTTTTTAAATAAGCACTGTAGCACCGTTTCGCCTGCGGAGAGAAAAAACGGCACCTCATAGGGCGGGAAGTTGCCCACCAGCACAGGGCCAGTAATCACGGTCATGTATCGAGCGTCGACGACGGACACACCCGGAGGGAGGGGGTTCTCGTCGGACAGGGGGGACACTGTTAACGGTATTCCGTACAGCCCCCCTAGCCGGACATAGTCGGCAGCGGTCTGCACTCCCAAACTAGCCAGCTTAACGGTAATATCTCGGCGCCTCTCAGTAAGGGACCCCGTGCCTGGGAAACAATCATCCGGGATTTTTAGCGCGCGCTCCCATTCGCTGATAAAGTCCTCCGTTTTGTCGGGGAAGTACTGGCCCTCTAACTCGGCGAGGTACCCCTGGGCGTTGAATAGTTCGTGAGACACCCCCCGCAGTAGCTTGCGGAATTCTGAGTCATTTATATTTTTCGCCTCGAACCCACGGCCGCCCGGCAGGTAGTCCGCCAGGGCTTGGGTGTGGTCCTCTACTGTGCGGCCTGTCATGGGTACGACACCGCGCCCAGCGTGGCTATGGCGTTATTGTTTGGCGTTATGTCTCCGGCTGGCGTGCTGAGCGAAAACGCCCCCAGCGTCTCGCCGGTGTCCGGGTCGACCGTGTTCTGTATCGCGGCCCTGTATGCGCTTTCTGTGGTTGCCCCCCCTGGGGTTGTCTGCTCGTCGAAAAACTGCCCCAGGTTAGCGTCGACGGCCGCCCGCATTGTTGGGGTGTTGGGGCTTATCTCAGTGAACACGAACGGGACCGCCAGAGGGACAGGCGCCTCGACGATGTTATTACCTGTTGAGGTGTTGGCGGGGCGTATCGTCTCCAGCCGGTCCTTAACGTCCTGCACTTCGCCAGCCGTCGGGATAGGGTCGGCGTCATTGTCGCGCATAAAAAACGTGCGGACCTGGCCCAGGGCTATAACTGTGCGGCATATCGGGGCCCCGGTTGCCGGGCTAGCCGGCGCGCCGGGGATAAGGTAATAGAACGTAAAATCGTCACCCACTAGAATGGGCGCGTTCTCCTGGTTGTACTCCCCCTGGTCCGTCCCGTTTATCGTAGTGCGCGCACCATCGACAAAGCCGTGGGGCGTGCTTGTTACGGCTTTCGCCACTCCCCCGGACTGCGTAAGTGTCGCGACTGGGAGGTCGCCTATTTGGTACCCGGCTGGCTGGACAAAAACGCGCGTTACCCCGCTAACTTCCTTAGCTTTCGCCTCGATGTCCGCCTCGTTGAAATGTGCTACAGGGTTGCGGATTTTTCCAAGGTACCTGTCTTTGTAACTCGGGGTGTCTTCCTCAGCGGTGCCCCCGTCGACAGTTGCCTGGGTAACATAAAAATCGTCGCCCACGTTAACGGTGGGCTGCTGGAGGCGGAGGGGCGTGTCTGGGTCCAAGTTGGCGCCGGTGCCGTAGGTGACGCTTTCCACCTCTAGCAGTATCGTAGTAAACCCCGCCAGTATGGTGCCCGTCGCGGGGGTCGCAGGGGACCCCGTAACGGTATACTCGAATGTAGTCGGGCCGGTAACTAGGATGTCCGTGCTAGGTGTGTTGTACGCTGCCTGCGTCGCGCCTGAAATACTCACAGGTATGGTGGACGCAAGGCCGTGCGGCGCGAAAGTCGAGACCGTTGCGGTGGTGCCGCTCCGCACTATGCTCGTTACGTCCACATTCTGGGACAGCACGCTCCCCGCAGTTACGACGGTGTACTCCTCCTCCCCCGCGGTTAGCGTCTGCCCGATGTTGACAACCCCGCCCACCGTGCCGGTGCCTACGATAATGCCGTCGGCTGGCGTCGCGGGGTTGGGTGGCCCGACGTATATGTTACCCCATTTGGGGGCGGTCTCCGCGTCTGCAGTGTCTGGGAAAAGCCGTGCCTCCGTGCGACGTAAATCTCTATAAAAATCGAATAAACGGCGGGCGTATGCCGCGATAAATGAGCGCAGCCAGTGCGCCTTTAAGTACGGGTTAGAGTCCGGCGCCTCTCGGGCCACGTCCGCTTTCATTCTTTCTTCGACCTGGACGGCGCTGTCTGGTGTGCCTATCGCCATTTTAAAAGCTTCCTGTATTGTCCCATAGGGTATAGAAGCGGCTTTCTCTCGACCCGCTCCTTAAAAAATCAATATACACGATAACGGCCCCGTTTTGGAGCCTCGGCGTTTGGACTTCGACATCCTCGGCGATTGCTTCGTCGATCAGTGGCTGGAGTGAGTCCCGGACCACACCCCCCAGGTCGTTTAGCATCGTAGAGGTAACGCGCGCCTGCTCAAACTCCCAGGCCTTGCTACCCTGCTCGAAGCCTGGCGTGCTTTCGTTCCCAGCCCACCCCCTGCGTTGTATGGCCTCGGCCACCTCCGTGGCGGCGGCCCGGACCTCCTCAAACAAGCATAAAAGAATAAAAGTGTCTAAGGAGGAGCTCGTGGCTATGTCCCCCTCAGGCGTCCACGAAATGTCGTAATACCCTTTAGAGTCGTTAAGCTGTACGTCGGTAGTCATGTCGAAGTATTCCCCCCGCCTTCGGTTATTATGCCTGTAAGCGTCGTCTCTGGGATAGGGGAAGACCCCTGGCCGTTAACGTTAAAGGCGCCCAGCGGGATAGTAACCTGGACCTCGTCCCCCACGCGCCCTATGGGCTCGCCCCCTTCGCCCAGGTTAACCTCGTCCGCTTTTACGTTGACAACCCCGCCGACAATCTCGACGCTTTCGTCATTCCCGAACACTATCCGCGTTTTAGTCTTAGGGTGGAAAACTGTAACCTCTCCGGGCTCTATGCCTTCCGGCCGGTCCGTGGTGGAGGATATCGCAAGCCCTTCGTCTATCGCCCGGACTAACGCGTCAACGTCTAAATTAGCGTAGTAGCCTACGGGAAAAATAACCGCGAAGTCCCCTACACGCCCCATAGCCTCCGCCTGGTGCTCTGGGAATTGCTTCCCTTTATCCGCGCCAGTTATGCGCGCCCAGTATTTTTTTAGCATCAATCAGGCCCCCTAGAAATTAAGTTAGTGATAAAGTCGATAGCGCCGTCGTCCAGCTTAAAGCCGTCGCTCTGTTTGCCGGCTTTCTTGCTGTTACCGATAGCCGCCTCGATGTCGTACACGTTGCGCTCCACGAACGACAAAGCGGTCGCGGTTTCGCCGCCCTCCCCCTCGGAGAATACCACGTTATCTAGTAGCATTTTCCGCGTAATGTCTGCGACGTCGCTATTAACCTGGACGAGTGTGTTAGTGTCCCATACCGCCCCGGCGCTATTCGAGTGCCCCCGGACGACGCAGTTAAACCGGGTTGCCTTCGCCTCCGCCAGCTGCCTGGCCCATAGTGCCAGCTGCTTGAGCTCTGCCGAGCTGTACCCCTGCCCCGGGACACCCACGGACTGCCTGCCCGCGCGGACACCGCCGTCCGTTACGCCCCCGGCCTGGCTGGTCGTACCTTCCGGGCTACTGCCGCCGGTTAGGTTTAACGCCCGGACGTCCGGCTGTCCCCTCCGCACGTACCTGCTAAACCTCTGCGAGTCGTCCAGGTCCCAGGTCTGGGAAAGGATATTGTTGCTAGGGGAGCCTGCTATCCTCTGCACGGCTGCCCCGCTATCGGAGGCGGTGCTCGATGTTATGCGCACGTTGCCCGCAGGGGTGGAGCTTAGCACGGCCTGCCTTTTTGCGGCGTATTTAAGCACTAGCTCTAGCGCGCCCATGCCCACCTCGGGGGTAACTATGTCCTCCGCTTCGTTAAAAGGCGGGGGGTTAAAATTGTCGTAAACGTAGAGGGTTAGCCCTAAATGCGTGATGACTCGCTCTATGATGCTTTTAAGTGTCAGATTGCCCCCGGCCCGGATGTCCCCCAGTGTGTCGAGTTGGGAGTCTATTAAGTCGGCGGTGCGGTCCCGGCCGGAATATGTGACCGTGTGCCGGTTGTCGTCGTCGGACCCGCTAACCCTCTCGACGAAACCCGAGAGGATGCGCTCCCTGTCGACGTAAGCGTCCACCCTGTCCCCCCGTTTAAATGGGGGCACGCCGCCCACTGCAGACGCCACGAAACTAAACTCATTAGCTAGCGACGTGTGCGAGCGTGTTACGGTGGCGCCAACCCACCCGGTGTATGTCTCCCCTCCCACTTCTAGCGTTATCACGACACGTTAACGACGGTGATGTCGCCCTCCACGAAAGCGTTATATTTTATATTGTTAAGCTCTGCGATTAAGTCCGTTAACTCTGTCGAGCCGTAGAGGCGGTAGACCAGGACGGACAGGGGTTGGAGGCGCACGCTAACCGTGGTTAGTTCGGACGTGTTCACGCGGAGGCGGTCCAGGACGGCCAGGGCTGAGGTCCGCAGGCGGTCCAGTTCTTCGCTGGTACCTGCGCCCAGGAGTTGCCCGTCGCGGACCTCCAGGTATTGCGCCTCTAGTTGGGCCTGCACTTCGTCCAGGTCCGCCGTTGTGGCGTACTCGACCTCTACGGCGTTAAGGTACGCATAAGCCAGGGCTCCGCACTGGATATTAGCCCGGACCAAGTCGCGGTTGTTTTTACGCTCGGCCAGGCCCACGGTAGTGGGGACGATGTCCTGGTCGTCGTCACCATAGCTAAAAAGCGAGCGGAAAACGGCAAGCGCGTCACCTGGCGACGCGTACAAGTTGTCTAGGTCTGCCAGGAGCCCGTCGAAGCTGTCCGCCAGGGTTGTGGGCTGCTCGACCAGCTCGCCCACCTCCGTGGATAGCCTTTGTATTTTTGCCCTGAATACCGCCACATCCTGGCGCAAAGGCGTAACGACGTTGGCGGCGTTGTTTATGCCGTCCAGGGTCTTAGTTACGTTGTCCAGGGCGTCGCTAAAATTCCCAGTTAACCCTCTACTGGCAGAGTACCCCCCGCCCAGGTCGGCGCTAAGCTGCTCCCGCACACTATCGCGGGCGGCCTCTACCTGTGCAGGCAGGGGGTTAGACTGCACGGGGATACCCTCGGCGTTGTCGACTTCAAAAGTGACGGATATGCTGGCGCGGCCTAGCTCGGTGATAGTCTCGTCCAGGGTAAACTCGCCGTTTATGACGTTCTCCACTTTCCCGAATGTCGGGTGATCTAGTACGCCGGTCTTTTTGTTAGTTAGGACGCGGAGGAGCCGGTCGCGTTCTGCGTAGTAGTCCTCGTGCCCTATCCATATCGTAAAAGGGAAAGAGGGGGGCATTTCCCCTTGTACTTCAATACTCTGCCTGTCACTGCCGGGGTACCGGTATTTTATGAGCCTGTGGCCCCCTTGGGTGGGCATGTCCACATACAAAAACTCTATGCCCTGGTAGGCGCCTGTTTTCAGTTCGATCATCACATGGCCCCCACGCTGTAGCCCATGTTGAAGCCGCCGGGCGCGCCGGTCTGCTTAATGGCGCCTTGTTGCTCCAGCCCTGGCGCGAGTCCGACGTTAACGTCGAGCTGGCCGCGCGCGGCCTGCCCTACTTGGGCGCCCTGGTTGCCGGCGCCGGCGCCGTCCCCGGTGTTGATGTCGACCCCCGGCAGTTTGTTGAGCAGCGCTATGCCTTTGTTTTTTAAGTTTGTGAAGTGTCCTAGGATGACCGCTACGCGCTCGCCGATATAGTCGGCCACGCCGGCCATGCCCTCCTTAATGTGGTGGTAAAACCAGACGAAGGAGTCGCGCGCCTCATATACTTTATACGCTGCGAACCCTAGCAGCGCTATGACCGCGATAAACGGGGCCGCCATTGCGAGGCCAGTTTTTAAGAATACTAGAAAAACGGGGTTAGTTAGCCCCAGGGCCACGCCTATGAATTTAAAAGCGCTGGCTACGGCTAGCAGTCCGGGGACCATTAAGCCCACCAGGATAAGCAACGGACCAACGACCGCAGCCAGGCCGACAGCCACTACAATGAATTTTTGCGCCCCCGGGCTCAGCTTGTCGAAAGCCGTAACCATTTTATCCGCCACGGCGACGAGTTTAACCATAAGGGGCAGGATAATCCGCCCTATTTTAAGTTTTAAGTCGTCCAGGCGCGCCGCAAATTTTCGTTGTTTATTGGCGGCCTGGTCTGCGGTCCTGGCGACGTCGCCCTGGGCTTTGCCTTGTTTCTGCTGAATTATGGCAAGGGTCGCGGCCATTTTTGCTTGTTGGTCGGTCGCGTACGTTAGCCCTTTTTGCGCCAGCTGCAGCTTAACGCTTTTAACCTCTGCCTCAGTGATAACCAGGCCCATGCCTTTTAGGCTTTCACGCTCGCCGAGCAGGGCGCTGGTCATAGCTTGGGACACGCGCACGGTGTCTATGTTGTGGAAGCTGCCGAAGTCCGCAGCCATTTGCTGCAGGTTTACCGACATTTTAAAGGCCTCCTCCGCACCCGTCCCCGCGCTTTGCAATATGGCGCCGGTGTTACCTATCAACTCGCGGGCGGAGTTTTGGCTTAGGAGGTAATTTTTAGCCAGGGCGTTACTGGCTTTATTCGCCCGCCCCTCGAACCCGTCGAAAAGGGTGTTAAATTTGCTCTGTGTCTCGCCGGCCTCCATTGCCAGGTCGGCCAGGTTTTTAGCCAGGAGGGCCACGGGGGCGGTTATGCCTGCGGACATCGCCAGGCCCGCCTTACGCATTTTCGCCGCATTCTCACGGAAGCGGGTGGCACTAAGTTTTGTTTCACTTCGGAGCCGCTTAACAGAGTCCGCCGCCTTGTTAGTGGCGGCGCTAAACTTATCGCGGGCCTTGATTACATATTGAATTGTTAAAGTTTTGTTAGCCATCGCGTTTAAGGTCCTCGATAATAGCGTTATTGTGTTTAAGTAGCTCGTCGATACGCCTGCGGGGCGCGTTCTCCAGGTACTCAATACTAAAAGAGCCCTGGAAAAAGTAAGCTAGACGCGAGAGGGTTAGCCGGTACGCCGGCGCCCCGACGGCTTCTAGCTCAGAATAAAATTTACAAGGTAAACCCCCACCATTTTGCGGAAGTCCGTATGGCTCATCTCATTAAGGCGGGGCTCCGTGATAGCTTTCTCGCCGCCCATGTACGCCACTTGGCGGAATAGGTCCTTAAAATGTAGCACGACTTTTTCCATATCTGCGCCGCCGCCTGTAACTACTGCCATTATGGCCTCGGGGTCCTTATCGTCGCCCCGGGGGTTATTCGCGGCGTCCTCGCGGGCTTTTTCGATGTCGCTCTCGCTTAAATCGCTGCTCATTTTCATAAGCGCCGTCTGGATAAGCCCCTCTATTGCACAGCAAGTATGCGAGACTTTCCCCGTAGGTTCGCGGAGCTCTATGTGTGCACACTCGACCTCCCCCCCACCGCTGTGGCTGTTGTATTTAAAAGTTTTTGTTAGTTCAAAATTAATCGACGTTTCCATAGTTTACTCCCCAGTAAAAAAAAAGGGCGCCACCTCTGCCGGCGCGCCCTTCGTAAGTGTGACGTCTAATATAGCGCGGATTAGCTAGGAATTAAAGGCGCCCCCGCGAACTCTAACGGGAGGGTCCCCTCGTTTTGGATAGCTTTCTCCGGGTCCGTGTTCATTATGGCTTGGGTTAGTGTGCGGCCCAGGCGGTTGCCTTGCGGGTCAGTGCCTGAAAGGCGCACGACTCTGCCAGCCCCTCGGGCCTTTACGTCACGAGCGAAGTTGATGGACTCAATAGACGCGGGCATCTCGAATTTAATCATCCCCACGCGCGTGGTGACGTCTGCCGAGTGTATGGCGACGACACGGCCGCCACGCGTGGCCGCTTCGGTCGTAACCTCGCCCTGGCCCTCTTTTATAACGATTGTGTTACCTTTTACGGTAACTGTCTCGTCGTCGACTTCGATAGACGCATCCGTCAAAATAATTTCTTGATCTGCCATAATTTATACCTCGAAGGCGATAGCCATGTCGTACAGGGCCTCGCGGAATTGAATAACTAAATAGAGCTTTAACGCTACGAGAAAGCGGCCCGTCGCAGGGTTTAGCGTAACACTCAGACTCTCCCGGAATAGCTTGTCATAGTCGACCGCCTCCCCGCTTACCGTGCCCGTGCCGGTGTTAACCAGCGCCAGGTCTCCTAGCGCGCTATATAACTCAGCTACAAACGTGGCGACGCTCGCCTCGTTGGCTGAGTCCACCCCGTTTATGAGCTGCCCGCCGGTGGCTCTATACTGCGGGTACTGCGCGCGGGTGCTGTTTACGATGTATTCACGCGCGGCCGTGGCGGTGTCCACGTAGTTTAGAAACTTGTACGTTATGTCCGGGTTTCCTGCCGGGTCTGTTTTGTACGTCGTGACGACAGCGCCAGTTATAACGTCTGTCCCTGCGCGGTTGGCGTCGATAATATAGCCACCGGCGTCGACTAATTGGTCCACCTCTAGCGCTGTGAATGTGTCGCCAGCTTGGGGCAGGCTTGCACTCAGCGGGGTGTTAAAATATGGCTTTGAGTTTTGCCATATACCACCGAAAGCGTCCAGCGCTGTGCGGGCGATAACTTTGTCCCCCAGGATAGCGCCGTCGGTACGACGTAACGCGCGAATCGCCGCGAACTCTGTAGCTTTAAGGAAAGGCACGTCCAGGACTGCAGGGCCTTTACGGTCTGCGCGGTCGATAATCTTGTCCACCATTAGGCACAAGTTTTTTGAGTTTAGCGGGGACAGTTTAGCGAGTGCCTGGCTTAGCGTCGAGGTCTGGGCGCTAAAGGCGCGGCCGTCCTGGACGTCGTTCTCTACGTTGAAACGGGCGTCTAGGAACTCCGCCACGTCCTCCACGCTCTCGTTAAACTGCCACGCTATGCCCTGGTAGCGAGTGGAGCCTACGACGTCTAGCGTGGCCGTCGTTGCCGGGTCTATGGTGCCACCGGAAAAAGCGGAAACAGTAAAGATGCCGCTAGGCCCTTCTACCACGAGGCCCAGGTCGTTGCCAAAAGTGCCCGCGACGTTGCACTGCAATGTAACTGTGTCGGTGGCGACTTGTGCGCTAAAAAGGCTGGTACTGTCTGCGTTTATGGCGTCCGCTATCTTTTGCGCGAAAGTCGTCGAGGTGTCCCCGGGTTCTATCGACAGCGCGTACTCCCATTCGGGACCTGCGACGGTTATGTTAACCGGGAGGGCTTCGGCCGGCGGCAGGAACGTAACCACCTCTATGGTGGCCTCTGCAGACGTTGCGGAAGGCGCCGCGCTGGTTAAAGGAATGGCATCTATCCGCGTTTTAGGGTTCACTCTACGGGCGCGGCGGACGGCGGCGCAGAGGGGGGAGTCCGCACCAAAAAGCGCGGCCTCCGCGCCGTCGTTTAGGATGTTTGTTACTAGCTGGCCGATAGGCGCCGTGGCGCCGACTGTCACCTGGCCGACGATAAGCAAGCGCTCGGGGGTTAGCCCTGCGGTTACGCTGTCCGGGCGTAGGTTGGCGGTTACACTGGGGTTAGCTGTCGTCATTTTTCTCACTCTTTTTTGTGGGTTTCTTTGTGATATTAACGACTTCGACGCAATTGTCAAAACGCGCATCATTAATGCGGGCGCGCCAGTACGGGTCCAACACGACGCCGGCCCGCTCGGGGAGCTCTAACTCGGCGCCTTGCTCCAGCCCGTTAACTTGTGCCAGGGCGGCGCTATTAATCTTTATTTTAGTTTTCTTAGTCATAATGGGCTAGCCCTCCTCGGGCTGTTCATCCAGGTCTACGGAGGCGGTTAGCTCTCCCGTACCTGTGTTGGTTGTTATGGAGAGGCTAACGTCCCGCATAGCCACACTAGGGGCGACTGCGTACGTGTCCAGGCTGTCTATTTGGGCGAGTTGTTGGAAACTTACTTCGTGCGCGTAGACGGCTTTATTTTTGCCGTTAACGTCAAAGTACGCATAAACGCCGTGGCCCGTAAATGTGCTGCGGAAGCTACTATATGTAAAATTTGTCTCAAACTTGGCGCGGAGTAGGGCCTTAAAAATGGCGGGGACATACTCCTCCTCCAGCCTGTCACGGGCCTCCGCTGCGGTTAGGGTGTTGGTGGCGTTCTGTATAACATACACGGCAAAAGGCTGCAAAAGGGTGGCGTTGTATGCATACTCCCCGGAGCTAGAGGTCGCCGCGTCCGTCTCCTCGTCGCGTGACTTACTTTGTGACACGTCGCCCAGCTGCACGATAAGCGTGTCCTCTCCGACGTCCTTGCGGGTGTACACGTCCTGCAGGTACTCGTCGATGTCCAACACGGAAGCAATGCGCAGGGAAGTGGCTACCGAAGCCCCAGAAAAAGCAGGGGGCAGGGGGTACGCTGCGGGTATCTCATAGGAGAAAACCGTCTCCGATAATATTGTCGCCGGCGCCAGTAAGTTGAAAAGGTTAACCCCTCCGTCGTCTACTAAAGGCGTGCCGGTCATGGCAGCGGGGCCGGTGTCTGGGACGACAATAACTACCTTACTGCGGGAGGGTATCGACATCAGCGCGAAAACGCCGTTAAGCTCTGGCTCGTTGGCGCCGCTAATACTTATCGTTTTACCTCCCCGGGCCCGGTCCCTTTCGCTAAGCGTAAGGTCGTGGTCCTGTAGCGTGTCAAACATGGCCGACGCACCTACGCGCGTATATGTGGAGGCGTCTATCTGCACGGGGGCGCTAAAGCCCGTGGTTGCTACCTCCTGGCCGTCCCTCAATAGCCCATGTGGCCCGGCGGTCGTTACTGTTACCGTCGCCCCAGCCAAGGCCACCCCGGACACTGGCACGGAGGTGCTAAAGCCTGTCGTGTGAAGGGGCACCACTGCCGCCAGCTGGTCCACTATGTCCTTAGCTCTCATACGTCTGTAACCCCTTTAATTATGCCTGTGGTAATGTTGCGCAGGACGTCCGCCTCGCTGGCCCGGATAGCGTTGTCCAGTCCTGGGCGCGGTTCCATGTTAGACGTCCCAAGCTCTAAAAACCCAGCGTACGGGGCGTCGTTTATTATACTAAGCTCGTCCTCCCTGCGCACGTTAAAAGAGAACGACCGGCGATACCGGCCCGAACGGTTGGCGGGGCTCTGCCCTGGCGCACTCGCCTGGTGTCTCCGCTTGCGCCCTGCCTTGTCGCGCCAGGTGTAAATCCGGCCCGTTTTGGTTTTCTTGTCTTTTACTTGGCGATTGAAAGCCCCGCCGATGTCTTTGCCGGACTGCCAGAGGCCTTTCTCGATGCCGTAGCGGGTGTTGACCGGCATATCCTCCGCGTTTTTTATGGCGCCTATATTCTCGCGGCTAAGCACATACTCAAGCTCCATTTATGACGCTCCCGTCGTCGCCGCGCTCAGTGCATAGCAGTTTAAGCGTGCGGTCGTCCTCGCAACAGTTTTCGACGTCCAGTATGCGGACGCGCTTGCCCTTAAAAAATATCCAGTTTTCCGAGGTAATGGCGGGCTCCGACACGTAGGCAATACAAAAGCTGTGCGTGGCTACCCGCTCCGTGTTGGTAGAGTCGAAAACAGATACGCCCCGGAGGGTTTTAACTATGGCGCGGGTGGGCAGGACGTCCGTAAAAACCTCCTCGCTGGTCCCGTTAATAATAAGCTCCTCGCGCGTCTGTATCGTGACGGGCTTGCCACACCGCGCCAGGTTACGCTTAAAAAGCGCGGCGCTCATTAATGGCACCCTATGGAGAACAGGCCCGGCGGGCGCTTGTCTAGCTCTGCCAAGCACCCCCCGCTTAACGTATTCGCCATTTGTCCAAACGGGGTCCCCTTTATGCCCTCGCCTAGTTTAAAGCCATAAGTCGCGGAGCCGCCACAACAGGGGTCCGTCTCGCTCTGCACGCTAAGGGTGGGGTCACTCGCTGCAGCGTAGTGCGCCGCTAGCAGGATTTCTATCTGCGCTTTACATGTGTTACTTATTTGCGCCGTGCAGTCGCACGCCGCCTCTAGTGTGCAGTGTGCGGAGGTAATTGCGAAGTTAATAGCCCAGTCCTCCAATGTTACGCCCTCGGGCAATATTTTGCGCACGTCGTCTACAGTTATACAGCTCATACAATAACCCCCGCAGCGTACGGGTGGCCGATAAACGTCTCGCCCGTGGTGTACGTTAAAGTAGTAACCATGTGGTCGCGCACGGTTAGCCCTGGGGCTACCAGCACGCCTAGCCACTCGTGCGCAGTCGCGCCTAAATCGACAGCCGCCAGGTGTTGGCGGTACCCTTCGGCCCCTAGCTCGATAAAATCGGCCTGTAAGTCCCGGGTCTCGTTGTTGAAAGGCGCCACCGTCTCTATAATCGTGGCCGGGTCGGCTTCCTGGTAGTGCGCCATTAAAACGCCCAGGACCTCCCCGTTAATTTTTTGGGTTATGTTCTTACGCGTGCGGACGCGCTCGCCTACGACTGCCGATATATCGCCGGCGCTGCTGAGGTCGTACGGGCTGTCCTCCACTACGATAGGCGGGTGCGTGAGCGTGCCGTCCTTTTTAACATAGTATAGCGCGTCTGTCCGCCTAGATAGTAAGGGGTTGCTCTCCGACTGGTTGCGGAATATAAAACGCCGCTCCGCTACTTTCTCGCCGTCGATGGTGTACTCCGCTTTTAACGGCCGCCCGTAGTCGGTCCAGGTAACTACCTTCCTGGTGGCAAAAGGAGGGCGCAGGTGTTGGTTAAAAACAACCACGTTATACGGGGCGCCTAGCAGCTCCGGCGTTAGAAAAGGGGCGATTTTTAGGTCCGCCGCGACTGTCGCGCCTTGCGTTGGAGGCGCGTCCGGGTCGTATGTCGCCAGGGCCGCGTCGACTGCCAGCTCTATGGCGGGCGTCATGTCTCCGCTAAAGTAGAGCGCCACACCCTCGGGGAGGCTGCGCGCATATTCAAACTGGGCGGGGAAAAGCCCCCGGCTGTGCGCCTCTAATATCCAGGCCAGCGGATAGTCGCCGCCCCGCTGTAGCTTCGTGGTCGGTTTCATGGCTATATTTTTTCCTGATAGTCGACAAGGATGTCCAGCGAGTTTATGGTTATCTGAGACCCGTTACCATTGGCGAAAATCTCCAACTCATATCCAGACCCTATGCTGGAGGAGTCCGCAACAGTCGAAAACTCGACGTTAACCTCGTTATCTTGGAACTCCGCGCCGCCTGGCATTATTAAAATGTTACGCAGTACAAAGGACGTGGCGGGGTTCGATAATGTAAAAACCAGCTCCCGGTTATTTGTCACGGTGCCGCGCGTATAATCCATAGTAACACGCCAGCGGTGGACCTGCCTGTCGATAGGGTTTTCCAGCCAGCGGCCCGTCGCGCTGTCGTAAAGTAGCGGCAGGAATGTGGCGGGGTTGTTCTGCGGGTCCTGCCCTGGGAACTGGTTAGCCAGGTTGCGGGGAAAATCGCCTATACTGCTAAAACTCTCCGTTCCCCCGTCGAGGTCCACAGGGACGGTATTGTTAGCAGGTAGGGCGACACCGACGAGGACGTCGTTAAGTTTAACCGCCCCGCCTACCGGGGTGTAGTTCACATACGCGCCGGCAGTAGTCCGGCGCAGTATGTCGGCAGTGGCCCCAGGTGCTGCGGGCTTGGTGATTTTGTTAGGTAGCGCGGCCTTTTCTGCATCGGTGTAGGCGTTAGTGTCCGCATTACTTTCGTATTTAGTCTTAATGCTGGCGGCGGTTTCGTCGCCGGTGTTAGTGCCGGACTGCTGAGCAACGACGGCCTTTTCTGCATCGGTGTAGGCGTTAGTGTCCGCATT